TAATGATATAGCTCTATGCTCTAAGTGTCACGAAGAATGCGATGTGTTAGAAAGAGTAGAATTAAAGCAGACCGAAGAACAGAAAAATTATTCATTTCTTTTATCGGGATTATATGATGCTGATGATGCTATTAAATTATCTCCTATAAGTGATATTTATAGAGAGAATATCAAAATAGAAAGCTTAGTCACTTTATACTAATATGGAAAAACTAACTAAAATTATCGCCCAGCTTTACGAGATATTAGGAACACCAGTCAGCATAAAGATTTTAGAGAAATTAAACGAAAAACAAATCTGGAAAATATCCGCTATGATAGAGAATATTATTAAGCCCAACGAGAACGCATTTTACTTCCAGAACGCCGAAGACAGCAAAACAGAGATATTGAGCTTACTGGACTTTGGGAAAAATAAGATTAAGCCGAGGGAGTATATCGACAAGACAAAAGATTATTTATCTAATAAAAAACTAATATGAAAATTATTACCGCAGAAATGCGAGATCAATTAAGAAAACCTTTACCAAAAGAAGCAATATCTAAGCACCCTACTAAACCCTATTTGTCTTCAATAAAAGCTATTTATGTAGTGGAAAGAATAAATGATGTATTTGGATTAGGAAGTTGGAAGCTAAAATCAGAAATAATTAAAGACGATACGGCGATGATAGTGGTTAGAGCATTTTTAACAATTCCTGAATATGGGATTGAACTTGAAAGTTTTGGCGGAAACGACAATGGAGGTGTTAGCAATAAAAACTTTGATTTAGGCGATGCTTATAAGGGAGCTACCACAGACGCATTAACTAAAATCGGTAGTTATTTAGAAATCGGTATTGATGTTTTTAAGGGAATAGCTGATAGAGCAGATAATAAACCAGTTGGTACAGACACTAAAACAAACCAGAAACCTAAAAATCCAAAATTCAATCAAATTTGCCTAGCCCTTCATAAGAAAGATAAGAATTTAAAGACCTTTGGTGATTACAATGAGTATTGTATGAATATTACGGGCTTTGAATTATTACCGGCTAATTATGAGAACATTATTAATTTAATAAATTAAATCTATGGAGAACAATTTAGCTGTCATCATAAAGGACAGCGGTTTGGAAGAAACAAAGGCTAATTTTCTACTAACTAATTTTCAAAACTATTTTGAAATTGCCTCTGATTGGGAGAAGAAAGCTAAAAGCATTGTCGTAAAAGATGAAACCCAAAAAGCCGAAATGGAAATGGCGAGGGCAGGAAGATTATTTTTAAGAGAAAAAAGAATTGCCATTGAAAAATCTCGTAAGGAATTAAAAGAGCAGTCTTTGAGAGAGGGAAAAGCTATTGACGGTATTGCTAATGTCTTAAAAGCTCTTATTGAACCCATTGAGGAATATTTAGACAAGCAAGAGCATTTCGTCGAAATAAAAATCAAAGCAGAAGTAGAAAAACAGCAAAGAGAATTAACGGAAAAATTAGAAGCAGAACGGTTAGCTAAAGAAAAAGCTGATCGAGAGGAGCAGGAACGGATTAGACTGGAAAATGAAAAGTTAAAAAAAGAAGCTGAGAAAAGAGAAAAAGAAAGAGTAGCAATGAAGGCTGATATTGAAGCTAAAATATTAAAAGCCGAAGCTGAAAAGAAAAAGTTATTAGCCCAACAAGACAAGCTAAAAGCAGAGTTAGCAGCTCAAATTGAATGCCCGTATTGCCATAAAAAGTTTAATTTAAATTAATATATAAATTTATGAACAAAGCGATCTTAGTAGGAAACTTGACTAAAGATGTTGAGTTAAGAAATACCGCCAGCGGTAAAACTGTTGCTTCATTTGGAATAGCCACCAATGAAAGCTATACGGATAGCAACGGCGAAAAAGTAAAAAAGGTTGAGTTCCATAACATTGTTGCTTGGGGAAAAACTGCCGAGTTATTATCTCAATATTGTTCTAAAGGTAAAAAGGTTTTAATCGTTGGCAAGCTACAAACGCAGAGTTATGACGGCCAAGACGGAGTTAAGAGATATAAGACAGAGATAATTGCTAATGAGATTGAATTTTTAACTCCAAAAGATAATTCCCAACCAGTAGAACGGGAGATAAAAGAAAATGAAACTATTGATATTCCAGAAGATGACGAGGTAATTAATGTAGAAAATATCCCTTTCTAGTTTCCTCTTAGGGTTCGGCTTCACGAAATCCAAAGCCGAGCCTTATAGAAGAAATTAACTATATGCTATGTTCAATTCTATTTGCTAGTTGGATATGCTTCCAACCAGCGCCAATATACTGCCCTATTTATGAATACAAAAATGCAATTTTTACCGCCTTTACGCTCAGCGAAGATGAGACTGATAGCGACCCCTGCGTTGGAGCTGGTAATAACAACTTATGTGAAATTGTTAAAAGCGGAATTAGAGTGTGTGCTACCCGCTCTTTACCACTTAAAACTAAGATTATTATTAAGGGAATTGGAACTTGCGAAATATTGGATAAGACAAACAAAAAATACTCTGACCGAATTGACATCCTCTTCCCAACTAAAAAGGAAGCGTTCAAGTTTGGCAAAAAGGAGTTAGAATATAGAATAATTAAATAATATGGAAAAAATCAACGAGTTAAAAGTTAAGCTATCAGGAACAGTCAATATTCCTAGAGAGATTTTAACCAACGCTATCATTGACCTTAAAATTAACCGTGCTGATTGTTTAGATTACAGGCTCATCAATAATCAAGACGGAAGTTTTAACAAGATATTTAATGTGAAGATTAGTGAGCTTTCAGAAGTAGAGTTTATTTCTGATCGTGAGAAGATAGATGGCAATAAGAAAAAGAGCGCAAGCCAAAGACTGAGAGGCAGGGCTTACGTTTGGACAGCCGAGAATGATAGCACCGACCCCGAAATGTTTTATCAAACCATTGTAAATAAGATTATTAACAACTTTGACATCTTAGTAGAGTTTTTAAGGAATAAATAATTATGACCAAGCAATCAAAAAAGAATAAAAAGTATTTAGAATCCCACGGAATAGAGCATATCCATATTTCCCTCCCCAGAGAAACTAAGAGAGCTTTTAAGTCTAAGCTTTCAGACGAAGGAAAGAATATGACGGACTATTTACTAAAGTTTATTTATAAATATGTCGGAAAAAATATCACAAACAACTAGGCTATATGATTTGTTATCCGATGGAAACCCCCATAGTACGAATGAAATTCAGTTAGTGATTTATGGGAGAGAACATTTGGGTTATGCCAATATCCACGGAAGAATTACAGACATTAGGAAGAAATACGGATTAAGGGTTATCAACTTCAAAGATGATGAAGTTAAGAGCTTATCTTATTATCAGATAGTTAATGACGATAAGGTTGAGTTAAGGGAAGAATATAAAAACAGCATTTTAGTTAAAAGGTCAGCCAACGGGATTGATTTGCCAATCCCCTTAGAAGAAATGCCCGAGTATGATAAATTTAATTTAGGACAGCAGATACTAATGTAGCTATCTCGATAGCTTTAAATAACCAATTCTCATCAGCCTTTTAAGTATAGCAAGCACCCTAACAAGTCAAGGTAAATTCCACCTTGACTTAGTCAAGGAACCCGCTTGCTTTTTTTCAGGCATAGATGAGAAATAACTCATCATAAGATTAGAAATATGAAAAACGATTTTATTAAGAAATGCGAGTGTGGATCAAAAGAGTTTTATGTTAGAGAAGATTACGCTTATAAAGCACAGGTTGACGAGGACGGAAACCTTGATTGCGGAAAAGCGGACGGAGGAATATCGGAGATATGTTGCGCCGAGTGCGGTAAGCAATTTACCGATGAAGATTTTAATGAGATTATTTTTTAATTATATGGATAATTTATTAACGCCGAGAGAAGCTGCTAAAGATTTAATAAGGTTTTATGTTGAGAGAGGAGATGGACTTGATAGTCTATCTGGTAGTTTTTTGGGAGTTGCCGGAGGAGATTATAACGCCCAAATTGGAGGATACGTAGGAGAGTTACCCGATCTTGTTAAGGTCAAGTCGGATAAAATAGCGGTGAGTAAGATTAACGGACAGATTATTAGTCCTCAGATATTTTCCTTAAGGGAATTATTTGATGAGATAAAGTCAGGAGTCAGGCAGACGGCTTTATTTTAATTATATGAAGAGATTTTTTGCTCAAAAGGAGGAACGATGTTCAAATTGTGAGTGTGATTTACCTAAAGGTAGTAATGTTTATATTAGCGAATATGACGATGTTTTATGTGAAGATTGCTTTGATGAAAGCGAGAGGGATTATAGAGGTGAGATTTATGGATAGTAAGTCCTAATGGGATTTGGCAGAGAACGGGCGAAAGCTTGTTTTTTGCTATAACCCGAGCCACACCCTAGAATCCAATGCTCTCGTAGCGGTGATCGCCGTAAACGGCAAACACCTTTCTCAAGCCTTTAATTCTTACGCCTTAATATATGGGCCTGTAAATACTAGACTAACTTATTATTTTTCAATGAGTTAGCATTAAATAGCTGTAAATTGTTAATTTGGCCTGTAATCGCTATTTTACAGGTTCATTTACAGGTTGAAAATGGGTCGGATTGAACATCTTGAGTTAAAAGAAAAGTTAAGAGAAATTATACCTCTCAGTTCCGGGGGAAGTTTTCAACTCCTATGGGATATGCTTTACCATATCCGCCTGCTCAAATATGTTCATCAGATGCAACTTAAAGAAATAAACCCCCGGTACTCTAAGATTTGCGCTACCGATAAACTTAACTTCCTTGTTAATCTGGGACTACTTGAAAGCCCGAAAAAAGATATTTACATCGGCACAGATAAAACCACTGTTTCCTTAGCGCAGGAGGGAGTTTATGTTAAATCGTTACCTAATATATCTACTGGATTAGGGGAAATTAACCAGCTCAATAATACCGAGGTTTTTATTCAGGCTCTTAAATTGCCACTATTTAAGGCTCTGCTCTACCCATATTTTAGCTACACAATTCCAGACGCTTTGTTAGTTTTAATGGATGGCGACAAGTATAAATTAGTGTTTTTAGAAATTGAAGCCAGTAAGGCAAATTGGAGCAACTGGCTGGAAAATAAGAGAATTAATTATTTAAGGCTGGCCCAAGATAGGCAGGTTTATGCTTATTGGAAGACCCAGTGTAATCATCTAAACATCGCCCCACCCAAAATTGAAGACTTCAAGTTTTCCGTTACCATAGTAGGTAACGTTAAAAAAGAGTTTGGGCCGGGGTTTAATTTCGTAGAGAGTTTATAATGAATGAAGTCGATACTAGGTCTATTCGCCGACGTATAAATGATGAAAGAATATCTTATAAAACCCGTGCATGGTTCTCATTATCAATAGCTGGGATAATATTTTTGTTATTTGTATTCGAAGTTTTCGGTAAAGTAGATAATACTTTACCAATTATGTTCATTCTGTTTGCTATCTCCTTACTTTTATCGTTATATAATGCCGTTCAAGTAGAGGAGTTTTATAGTAGAGCCAGTTTTATTTGCCCCGAGTGTGGTAGCACAATCAAATTAATCGACATTATTAATATTGAATGCCCCTTTTGCCATCATGATGGGAAAAACTATAAACACTTATTTACGCATTGTGATTGCGGCAAGGAGTCAAGAATTATAGATTATTTTTGTCCGCATTGCGATAATACGATTGATTTAGTTTCCCCATATAATAAACAAAATTTAATAAACGATAGATATAGGAAAAGTAATGGCTAATTTTTCACGTGATGATTTTGTTGCAAAAAATAAAGAATTCGCATATAGGAAAAGTCGTGTTCAATATCTCCATGATAATATTGAGCCTGACGCATTACCTAAAGTAGTTTGGGACGCTTCTCAGATTAAACTTGAACAATTAATGAATAACATTAATAATTCAATAAATTCCCCAAACTATTCAAGTCTTGAGTTAAAGTTTGACCAAGTTTTAGGATTAGAACTCGACGCCGCAAAGCTTATAATATTAAAAAACGAGATACTGGCAACCGCTGCTATCAATAAAGAATTTTTACAACTACAAGCAGACCAAGTTTTTAGTTTCGAATATCTTAAAAACCGCATAGTGCTTAATAATATCGCTTCTCAACACGAAAAAGAGATATTCCTAGAAGAGCATTTATCTAAAATAACTAAGTTAAAGGAAGACTCTAATTCATTAGAACTTGATAATAAACTAAAGAAAGCACAACTAAGAAAATGTCTTGCCGAAGCAAGACGAGAAGAAGAAATTAATAAATATTTCAAGAAGATTCAAAAATTAGTTAAGATTGAAAATTTTTCGGAAGCCTTTATCACTTATATACTTACTTCATTCTTAAAAGTTGATGGAAGTAAAATAGATGAATTAGATATCATGAGTAAACTAAATGAATTCAAAGTAGAAATTGGAAAGGCACAAGCTGAAAAGGCTGTAGTGGAAGTAGATGGCTTGAAAGAGGATGTTAGCCAGAAGAAATGGAAAAACCGCCGAACCCAAAAAGATGCTGATGAAGTATAAGCTCAAATTAGGTTTATTAGATAATTCGGATTGGGATTTGCCTTATATAACCGAGCTAAAGCAAAGGTTTAATCATACCTATATTATCGGTAAATCTGGTATGGGTAAATCAGTCTTAATGGAGCGCATGGCTGATTACGATATGAAATTTGGGCTATCTACTATCTTTATCGACCCCAAGGGTGATAGCGTAAATAAGCTGACCAATAATAGCAACTACCGGTATATTTCTTTTGATCACCCCGTTAAGATTAATCCTTTAAGAAGGCCGGGCTATAAGATTGACACTCTTATAAGAGAGTTTACCGAAGTCATGGATATTATGATTACCTCGACTACTAGTAACCCCGAATCCACCGTTAGAATGAAAGAGATTTTAACCAAGGCCATTAAGGGGTTCAAAGAGGAACATAGAAATCTTTATTTCTTGAATAAGTTTTTAACCTATAAAGACGAAAGACAAAAATATCCTTTTGACCCTGATACAAGAAAATGGTTCGATGAAATAGAGAACACCTCAAGAAGCGGACTAAAAAAAGTTAGCGATTATCAAAACACAATGGGAAGCATATCCAGCCGATTGTCCCAGTTCCTTGATAACGAAGAAATGAATCAATTTATGACTAAGGGGGAAAACGAATTTGATATAGCTGCAATAATTGAAAACGGCCAATCTTTATTAATTAATACTAGCACCTCCGATTTTGATAATCAGAAGTTTTTATCAACTTTAATTCTTTATTATATTTTCACTTATATAGCGACTACTAAAAATGAAATACCATTAATGGTCTATATGGATGAATTTCAAATAAGCGTTAATTCTAGTTTCCCAACTTTATTAGCATTAGCGAGAGGAAAGAAAGCTGGCTTTACGTTATCTCACCACGATTTTTTAGAAATTAGTCCCGAAGTATTAAGTTCTGCTTTCGGTCTAATTAGTTCTTTTGTAGTCTTTAATTGCGGAGATACGGAGGCTAAAAGACTATCTACTATTGTTAGGCGTAGTCAAACTGATATTATGGATTTACCAGAATATACAGCCTATTTAAGACTAGGCACAAAGAATAGTCACATCAAAACATTTCCGCCGCTTAAAAACATCTCTACTCCCCCCGTAGATGTTAAAGAAGAAACGCCGCTCTATAACTTCCTCTCAGATGACTGGATTATGGTATAATTAAATTGTGAAACGGCGTATGGGAAGACCTACGCTGAATTTGACTTGCCACCAAGAGCCAATAATCTATTAAACATACCGCAAGGCTAACGGGCTGAAATCTTAGTTTAATAGACAATTCCCACCGGTCTTATTACGATAGATTAAGAAGTTGAGGGAAACGCTTTTTAATCATTGTTTTTCACATAGTCAGTTTTAAGAGACCGGGATAATACCTGGTCTTTTATTTATGTGCTATAATGGTGATAGTTCATTTTCATCATTAAACGAGGTGTTTTATGTCCGAGTTTTTAAACTTTTCAGAGATAAGCCAGAAGATACTTTTTAAGGATTTACTTGACTGGCTCAACATTCCCTATTCTGTTTATCAGAATGGCGAGATCCGCGGCGAGGGGTTTATTGTTAACCCCGTAAAGAACCTTTATCTAAACCCAAAGGCAAACGATAAGGGAAGCGTCATAAACTTCCTGGCGTATCGCAAAGGACTGGATGTCAGAAGTGCAGCTCAAGAATTAAAAGACCATTTTCTTAAAGAGGCTAAACCGCCTCAAAGAGAATTACCCAATCTCGAATTACATTATTGCAAGTTCCTGGAGGACAAAGGAATCCCGCAGGAATTTGCCAAAGAATACGAGATAGGACTGGTCAAGCAACACTCCATTATTTCGGGCCGGATAGCTTTCAAGGTTTATGACGAGCTTTCTGTCCATACTGGTTACGTAGCGTACAACTTCCAAAAAGACGAGTGGTTTTTCCCCAAAGGCTTCAAACGGGAGCTTTATAATATCCACCGCACAGAGGGCGAAGAAGTACATCTAACCGTTTCTATCTGGGAAACAATAGAGATTCTTAAACAAGGCTTACCCTCCGTTTCGTTAATCGGTAAAACCATGACCGATAAACAAGCCGAGCAGTTAGCAAGGTTTCAAAAAATCATTGTCCATCACAGCGAGCCGGACAATATAATTGTCAGACTTGCCAAAAAATCATTTGTTAAAGCCTCCACATAGGGGGCTTTTTTAATAGGTACTATACACCCCCAGGGGGCGTATGCTATAATAAAGGTAATGATAAATCCAGACTGCTTAATTAGAATAAACGAATTAACCGATGAAGAAAGAAGTATATTTTTGTATCGGTTCGTTTTGAAGCTTTCAAACAAGGAAACTTCCAAGTGTCTCAACAAACCGTATAATGAAATATTGGAGCTCGATAGATTCTTTAGAAAAGAGATATTTGAGGAGTTTGGTTTGGAGGATATGCTATAATTAAAATATAAACGGAAATGATAACACCCTATGGCGAACATTTCATTAAGTAATAAATCGCGCAAGCGAGGGCCAAAGCCCTCTCTTTGTGCTGGGGATAAATTGTTTATTGTTAGGAAGTATATTTTAGCGAGGAGCGCTATTGAGGCAATTCGTAAAGATAAGCTAACTCCAGTTGATGACGTCTGGATTGATGAGGATTTCCGCAAATCTAGTCCAGGAGCGTCAGCTATTGGCTTTGTCGATTATAGACAAGAAGAATAGCGGGGTAGAGCAGTTGGTAGCTCGCCTGGCTCATAACCAGGAGGTCGTGGGTTCGAGTCCCACCCCCGCCACAATTATATGGGATTTATTCATAAAGACAATCATAAAACTTTCAACTGCACTAAGTGCCACGCTAATTATTGCGTTGATCAACATAGACAACCTCTTGGAGACGGTTCGGCTTGTGGTCATTGGTGTATCTTAGAAAATCCGAAAGTTGAAACAAAAGGGTTGTGTGAATTCTGCAAATAGTATGGCCAAGGGAAAGGATGATTTAAAACTTAAACAAGAAAGGTTTTGTCAACTCTATGCTACTGAGGTTGAATTCTTTGGTAATGGTGTTGAAACTTATTTGAAGGTATACGACATCGACCGAAGCAAACCCAACTGGTATAAATCGGCCTGTTCCGCATCTTCTCGTCTGTTGAGTAATGTTAAGGTTATTGACAGAATATCTGAATTGTTGGAAGAGCAAGGACTAAATGATGTATTTGTTGATAAGCAGTTAAAATTTCTTTTAACTCAATACGCTGATTTTAATTCTAAACTTGGCGCTATTCGAGAATATAATAAGCTCAAACAAAGGATAATCGAAAAGTCGGAAGTTAAGCTTACAACGCCTAAACCATTGCTCTATGCTATTTCAAATAACCACGGCAACAAAAAAGATATCGAATCTAACGAAGAAGATTAGAGCTGTTGCTGGCGGAACATCGGCAAGCAAGACAATTTCAATTCTTCTTTTTCTTATTCACCTTGCCCAGTCTGATAAAGAGCCAACTCTAACAAGCGTAGTGTCTGAAAGCATTCCCCACCTTAAAAGAGGCGCAATGAGAGATTTTAAGAACATTCTTCAATCTCATAATTATTGGAGGGATAAGAATTGGAATGCTACTGATAGCATCTATACCTTTGAAACCGGTAGCAAAATAGAGTTCTTTTCAGTCGATAACCCGGATAAGCTAAGAGGTGGCCGCCGTGACAGATTGTTTATGAATGAAGCGAACAATATGATGTTGGACGCTTTTGATCAGTTAGAAGTCCGGACGAAGGAGCTTGTTTTCTTAGACTGGAATCCGACTAATGAATTTTGGTTTTATACGAATATTCTTGGCAAACGCTCTGATGTTGAGTTCATTACCTTGACCTACAAGGACAATGAGGCTTTAAGCTTAGAGATTATTTCCGCTATTGAAGCTCGTAAAGGTAATAAGCAATGGTGGCTGGTTTACGGGTTAGGTCAACTCGGAGAAGTTGAAGGTAAGATTTATAGGGATTGGCAGATTATTGACGATATTCCTCACGAGGCCAGGTTAGAACGCCGCGGCCTTGATTTCGGGTATAGTATTGACCCAACAGTCATAGAGGATATTTACCGATATAACGGAGGGTTCATCCTTGACGAGATTTGTTACCAAAAGGGCTTATCAAACAAATCCATTGCAGATTTGCTTAATTCTAAAGACGGTAAGATTTTAACAATAGCAGATAGTGCCGAACCCAAAAGTATTGATGAAATTAGTAATTACGGTGTCAACATAATTGGAGCGTCAAAGGGGCCGGGAAGCGTTAATCAGGGCATACAGTTTGTCCAAGATCAGCGTATCAGTATTACCAAGCGGAGTGTTAAATCGATTATTGCTTATCGAAATTATCTCTGGGCGAAAGACCGAAATGGTATAATACTAAATGTACCGGATGACACCATCCATGAATGGAGCAATCCAATGGACGCTATCAGGTACGGATTAGATTCTTTCAGGCCTGCTAATGCCAAATTTAAGGACTTAATGCAGGAGAACGAATCAAACTATAACCCAACGCCTTGGAAATAAATTTATGAAAAAATCATTTATCAACCAGCCACATTCTGACAAGATTGTTAAATTAATCTTGAACGAGGTAATTAATTACGAGACCAGCACGATTGATTTGTCAGACCGTGTTAAGTTTAATCAGTACCAGACAATACAAATAAATATTACTCACCAGAATCACGGATTTTTAACAAACCTGGCACCTGGGCAGGAAGACGACCGGGAATTTTACGATATCATTACTCCGATGATCGAAACCGGCGTAGCTAATACCGACTTGGACACTGATAATATTGATACTTTTACGGATGAAGCTGAATACCTGGCGCACGAGCTATTGGCTAATGCTTTGATAAAACGCTATAACCGGCAGACCAATCAAGGAGTAGTCCTAAATGAAATGGTCTATCAATTCTTTGATGACGGGAATATTATCGTCAGAAAAGTTGATGGAGAGGGCGAACTTTACCGACCAGTGCTGCCTCAAAATCTGATTATCGTTGACCAGTCCGCCAGAACCTTGGAGGATACCGCGGTAATTGAGAGAGCAACGATGAACCAAAGCGAGGTGAGAGGCGTTAAGGGCTGGGATAATATTGATGAGCTATTTGAGTATTGCGACCTCAGCGAGACGGATTTTATGCCGTATTACGAGATTTTCTATTGGTACGGCGATCTGTCGAAACAAAGGCTGGGAAGAATCAAGAAGGAAGTCCACGGTACAGATTATAAATACAAAAAAGGCGACAAATACAACTATATCCAATCAGTAGTCGTCATTGCCAGGGCAAAGAAGGGTGTCAGGAACGAAAAAGGGGCCGAAGTTCCCGGATTCGTCTTGTTCGCCGAAGAACTTAAGCCACAGATTATTAATATCACTAAGAAATTAAAGATAAAGCGTTTCAAGCCGTATGAATCAGTAAGGCTTGGCAAGTATAACGGTAGGTTCTGGGGTGCTGGATATCGTGAAATCGGAGTTCCTTATCAAAACAGAGCCAATGAGCTTGGCAACCAGATTAGACAGATAATGAAGCTGGCCTCTAAAATGGTTTTTTGGAGTACTGATGATGAGATTGCCGGAAAGAACATCTTATCCGCTATTAAGAACGGTCAAATTTTACAGGCAAAAGACTTGTACCTGTTAAATAACGTTTTTCCAAACCTTACTCTATTCAGTGAGGAATGGAATAGGAATATTAATGAGGCTCAGAAAGCCCTTAAAGCTTTCGAGGCTGCTTCCGGTGAAGCCCTTCCCTCTAGTACCTCAGCCACCGCTATACTGGCTCAAACACAAGCTATTGGTAAATTCTATGATTTCAAGCGTGAGAGATTCGGCCTACTCCTTTCTATCATCTATAAGCGCTGGATACTTCCTGAAATAATGAAAGGAATGAAGGAAGATGAAGTAATTGAAATAACTGGTGATGTAGATTTTATCGACAAAATGATTGAGTTCTATCTTAAGGGTTCAATCATTCAAAGCGAAATGCTTAATACTGCATTAGCTGGCGGGGTTATGTACCAGGAGAATTTTGACCAGTTATTGCAAATGAAGAAACAGGACATGGTTAAGCACCCCAAGTTGTATGCTTCTATTGCTCAGTTCTTCTTTAAAGGTGTGGATATCTTTGTCGGAATAAACGTAACAGGAGAAGGCTTTAATAAACAAAATAAGCTTTCCAATATCCTCAAGATGTTGGAATTTGAGGTTAATCCGAATATTATGAATAATCCGGCTGCCTTGGATGATCTTAATGAAGCCCGCCAGATGTTGGGCTTAAAGGCCAATAGGAATAAACCTCAACCGGCCCAAATGGTTACAAATACACCGCCAACTAATACTCCGTCCCCCATGCCCACCAGAGAACAACCACCTTTGAAACCGAACGGAAACCCCAATATGCTATAATTAAATTATGATTGATTTAAACAATGATGATTATCGAAAAATCTTAGGAGACGCCGCCAATTCCAAAGACGGCAAGATAATCGTTGAGTTCTTACAAAGCGAGGTTGATAAATTGAAATTTGAGAATATTGATGAAAAGCTACCCTTCGACCAAATCGGTCTTGAGTACAAAGTCATCAATAAGACAAAGAAGTATTTTAAGAAGTGTTTAAGGTATTTAATATAACTTATATCCAAGGGCAAATGCGCTTGAATATAACAAATTTTCCAAATGGAAAATAAGAAAGAGTTTTCGCCAAAGGACGAAAGTACGATTCGCCAAGAAGTCATCACTGAGTATGAGTTAGACCCAAATGAAGAAGTGAATAAAAAGGTCATCGACAAATTGACTTCTGAACGAATGGAAACCCAGAAGAAGATTAGCACCGCCATTGCTCAAAAAATCAAAGTCCGAGAGGGAAAAGATTTTTATAAGCAGGTATTGGCTGATGCTAAACTAGACCCGAAAACGGGTAAGCCTCTGGAAGAAAAGAAACAAGTTCAGAATGAAGAGGAAAAGTTTGTTACCAAAGAGGAGTTTGAAAAAGATAAGCTCCGTCGGCAACATTCAGACCTCACAGATGATGAATTTGAGTTTGTTAACGCTTATGCGAAAGGTAGCGGAAAGAGTTTCAGAGATGCTCTAAAAACAGAAATAGTTAAAGAACACTTTGAAACAATCGAAGTCCAAAGCCGAGTAGCAGGAGCAACAGGCGACCCCTCGACTAGATATAAATCTTCTAGCGCTTCCGAGGAGGACAAAATCGCAAGTGAACTTGATAGGGATTTGCCTAAAGGGTTCAGTTCTAAGAAAAAATAACTAAAAATCTATGATGGAATTTAAATTAAAAGATGGAGAAAAAGTCCGTACCGTCAAGGTAATAAAGGCTTCCGCTACTGTTTTACCAGCCGGTTGTTTGGTCGCTTTGGACGCAGGCGGTCTGGCTATTAAGGCTATCAGTACCAGTGCCGCTATTGCCTACTGTCCGAATGGGGGCGCAGCTGGTCTTACGGAAGTTGATGTAACTATCGGCTCTGATTATACCTTGATAGGCTTAGGAAACGCCGCGGCTGTATTTGCGGTCACCATGAAGGGCACTACCTGTGATATTAGTGGTACTACCTCGGTTATTATAAATAATTCAGCGACTTCCACTAATGTATTGAAAGTTGGTATCAGTAAGGACGCTGGCGTAGTCGGGTCGGCGGCTAATATCGAAGTTAGGATAAATAAGCCGTTGTTCTAACTATTAATTATTTAAGAAAAGACTATTATGATGTACGAATACGCATTACAACGGGTGAAAGGTATCAAGAAATCCTTTGATAACGCCATGGCCAACGCCATCGACACTTATCAAGATAATCGGATTGTTGACCTTTACCCGACCACCGAAGTATTTGAAATTTTTACTTCCTCCGAGGGTATGAGCGGAGCTAAGAACTTATCCAATGGCGAAACTCCGCCTGTCCTTGATTTAAATGACGGTTATTCCGTTATGATCGAGGAAAAGCGCTGGGGCGGTGCGATTGAGTTACTGGAGAATGAATACCGTCGGGAGGCTAATGATGTTTCCACCAAAGTTAAAACCGCTTTAATCCGCAAGCGTAATAAGCTGTTAGTTGCCAACAAGAGTTTATTCTTGAGCGAAATGTTCAAGTTCTTAAACTATGCTTTTGCAACTACCTTTTACGCTGCTCCGGACGGTGCCGCTTTATGTGGTACTCACACCTGGAATACTCCGGGCGCTCCTACCTTTGCCAATAACGCCACAGCTGCTTTGAGTATGACCGCTGTTGACACTCTGGAGGAATATGCAGGCGCATTTGTTGACCCGGCTGGCAACCCAATGCCTTTAGACTTCGACACTATCGTTGTAAAGAAAGGTTCTGCAAATTTCAGGTTAGCTAAGCAGTTATTCGCCGAAGGTATCTCTCCGACCAAGATTGCTGATATTAACATCTATGAGGGTGAAAAGACTATTATCGCCACCCCTTATATCACCACCGCTAATAAAAATTATTGGTTTGCCATCGCGTCTAACGATCCGAACGGCAATCCTTTAAAGATTGGTATTGGTGAATATCCGACCTTAAGGGAGCCTATCAAGCAGAATAATGAGGCTATCCGTTCTAACTGCACTGGTTTCTGGAAACAAGGTATCGTAAATATGCCATACGCTTTTTACGGAAGCAACGGGACTACTTAGTCTATAAATATTAGCCAGTAAATGGTATAATATTATTGGGTACGACGGTCGTAAGTAAGGGGGTGGTATGTTCACCCCCTTAGCCCAACTTTAATTAATTAACATACAATTATGCAGGAGACGAAAAAATGCTTGTTTTGTGAAAATGAGTTTACTGGACATCCTAGAATATTTAAAAGAAAGGCTTGTTGTTCTCTAAAGTGTAATCGTAATTATTGGAGAAAAACTCATAGAGATAAATATCTTAATACTACCAAAGAGTATAATAAGCACGTATCGAACACCCCAGAATTGCATAAGAGAAAATTAATTTGTCAAAGAATTAATTTTAAAACACCAAAAGGGAGATTTAATCATATTAAATCTGGTGCTATACATAGGGGATATTCATTTTCTTTAACCTTTGAAAGGTTTATGAACTTATGGGGAAAACCATGTCATTATTGTGGAACAAATATTAATGGTGTCGGTATTGATAGAATAGATAACACCGTTGGATATGAATTAACTAATTGCGTTCCCTGTTGTAAAACTTGCAACGTAATGAAAAATACTCAAACTCAAGAAGAATTTATAAACAGATGTATGACTATTTCTAAAAAGTGCTATAAGCTTATTGGTTCGAATGGTACAACCTAGGTTAATTGTTAGTTAGGGGTGCTGTCTTTCAGACGGCACTCTGATACTAATAATTAAATAACTAACAAATCTATGACTGATTTTTACACAAAAATCACAGACCAAGACAATGAGGTCGTTAAACAAAACTTCAAGACGGGAAAGCTCGTTGACGGTAAATTGAAAGAAACCAATGTTTACCGTGAGGTAACTTTGGAGGATATCGCCAGAAACGCCCTCTTAAAATCCGATGATGAAGTTAATCCTGATGAAGTCTTAAAACGCTATCAGCTTTTTAGGAAGATTTATCAAAAAGGAGAAGTCGATTTAACTGAGAATGAAAAGACTCTCTTAAAGAAACTTATCTGTAAAATTCACGATGTTATATTCGCCGGTCAGGCGCTAGAAATAATTAAATAATATGCAGTATTTTAATCACGAGGGAAAGTGGGTATCACATGAAGAGTTCTTAAAGCTTAAATACCCGGAAGAAATCGCAACAGAGAAAGCAACTGGTTCGTATGAATCCGTTAAATTCAACGATTTAAAGAAATTGGCACGAGGACGAGGCATTACTCTGACGAATAAGGAAACAAAAGAAGAGTTGTTAGCTCTATTAGTGTCTTATGACAACTTGAAAGACGGGGATGAATTTCAAGATCAAATCGCCAAGTATGCCACAGAAGAATTTATTACTGAAAACGGCTTAGAGAATAAATTAAAAGTTGGAGATTTGTTTTTTGTCCCTAAAGTGGTGTCTAAAGATTAATTTCAATCAAAAATATGGAGGACTATTTCTACAAGCAGCTAAACCCTGCTCAAGCATTAACTGCAAGTTATGTTGCTGGCAGTGCTTTTGACCTTATCACCAAATACAATAGACTGGTCTTATTAATTGACTTCACTTTGGGAAGTCTTACATCGGCTCAGTATAAAATTGAGTTCTCACCCGATGGAAACACCTGGTATCAAGAAGTCGCTAGTGCGGCCACAGCAGGCGCAATTACCGACAGTTTAGCCGAACATACTTTATCCGCAACTGGTAAATATCGTGTTCCATTAATTCTGGCCGATCGTTTTATTAGGGTATCTGTCAAAGGTACTGGAACCGTGACCGGGTCTTCAATAACTGTTAACAGCGTTTTAGCAGAGAGCGAAAACTAATTTTATGCAGACAATTAATGACATCTACAATTTCATAACCACTCACAAAACGGAAATTATTGGCGTTTATACTGCTATTATTTCTACTGGTTGGATAACTTCTGAACTATTAGCCCAAATACCGAGCATAGAAGCTAATAGCGTTTTCCAAGTGATCTACAAAATGTTCCAAAAGATTTACGGATATCTAAATAAGCAATAATATGGGTAGCTGCTTTGTCGAATTCATCCTCACAATTTTCTTTATCTGGTTTATCCTGATTCACCCCGAAATAGCCTCAGGTCTTGTTTCTGCTATGGCGCAAGTTTTTAACCTGATTGTTTTACTCGTTACTCAAATATTAAACGCTATCAAATAATATGTCTTACGACGAGGATGTTATCAAGAGCTTGGATGAATTTAAGAACTTAGACCAAGCGACCAGAGATTACTATGTTTATTCAGCTATTTCAGGCCTGGATAGAAGGTTTGCCGGGAAATGGGTAGAAAAAATGATGATTGGCGGTGGAGTTATTCTTGGCTCGACTGCTTTGATAGCTCTATTTGATTTACTGATTAAAAAATAACTCTATGCTTAAAGAACGACAGGAATGTATTATTTATAGCAGAGTTGTCGGCTGGTTAACTCCAGTTCGTAATTATAATCCTGGTAAAGCTGCTGAATATGAAGACAGAAAAACATTCGTCCTCAAGGACAAATAAAATCATAGAGAATACATTTTTAAGTATTTACTTACTTTTTTACTCCCTTATTGCGCTCATCTATATAGGGATTTTCTCATTTATTGGAAAGGTAGCTTATGATTTAATTAAATAACTATATGAACGCCATTAATTCAATAAAATACGTCAGTCAAAGAGACCTTAAATGGTCAACTATCAAGCTTGGTACAAGTGATGTTACTGTCGGAAGAATGGGCTGTCTTGTTACCTGCCTGTCAATGTTATCGGACTATTTCGGTTGCTATCAAACACCAGGCGAAATTGCCATGAATCCCAGCAACTTTGACGGTAGTGCTAATGTATCTTGGGTAGGGTTAAACTTTCCTAAGTTTTCTTTTCGTTGGAGAGAAGGCAGCATGTTTTCAGACTCCAAGAAATTAGATATGGAGATGATTAAGTCTTATATGGCTAAAGACGGCGGAGGCAACCCGGATAGAGCCGTTGTTTTGGAGGTAGCCAATCATTCTCATTGGGTTGTGGCTTTATGGCCCACTTTTGATAATGATATTTTGGTAATTGACCCTTGGACTGGTAAAACCTGTGATGTCTTAAAGGAATACAAGAATATAACCGGAGCGGCTCTTTTTGTCCGCTGGTCTAATAAAACTAAAAAGGCTTGGCAAAACCCGAACCAGCCGACAGCACCGAACTACGATTAAAGCCTCTCTCAAACCTCAAAAAGCCCTTAAATTCGCACGATAGACTAAAAACCATACAAATATGTTCACCCTCCAAGATTTACGTTCTGACGCTCGATATTTAGCATTGGGAGATAGTACCAATACTCAATACGCAAATACCGACCTAGATCGGAATATTAACCGCTGGCATGAAATTGGGATATCTTTGGCTATGGACGCCAATGGTGATTGGGAGATAAACGGTGAAATTGCCGTTACTTCCCTTGTAATAGGGCAGAGAGAATACATTTTACCTGCTGATATTTTGCGGTTAAATGAGGTGTATATAAAGAGTTCCGTTAATTCTGACTATATCAAAGCCAAGCAGAGAGATCTAAAAGGAGTTCAAAACTATAACGAAGATTATCACCCGGCTGTTCCAGAATATGATTTACTTGATAATTCGCTATTTATCTACATACCAGATAGTTCGATTACAGCTGTTCCGGCTGGATTAAAGATTGTCTACCAAAAAGATTTGGTCGAGTTATTAGAGACAAGCGACGCTCCTAATCTTCCTGAGCCATTTAAGCGTTTATTGTCTGTTGGAGCAGCCATGGACTTTTGTGAGTCAAACGAGATGTGGACTAAAGCTAAAAAGCTTAGTAATCGGATATACGGCGATCCCACTGTTAAAAATGATGATGGAATAAAAGGCGAACTTAAAAAGCATTTTTCAAATCGTTCAGCGCGAAACAATGCTGTCCTCGAATCCATTCAAGAGAACTTTTACTAATATGGCTTTAATTAAAGCAAAAACATTAGACAATGGAGTAACTGGTAATTACTGGAAAATTATCAGTTCTTTTCTTGAGTATCCGAATAAAGTTTGGATTACTATCGGTTTATTTGTTAGCAAGGCTATTCGCGAGCAAGGTAAGGAGCCGTTAGAAACTGAACAAAGATTTTATGACATTGATATCAACGACCCCACCCGTCAGAATTATTACGCTTTACTCAAGACATCTCTTAAGCGATTAGTTGAAAAGAAAGACGAAAATGGAAATACTGTTTTTGATGAGAATAAAAAAGCCGTGATAGAAGAAGTTGAGATTAATTACTTGGCAGACGCTCAAGACGATATATAGATTTGTGCTTCATCACTACCACTAGTCAGGTGGTATTGAGGGCGCAGAAGTTTATTAAATATGCCTACTTTTACTAAAACATTCCATTTTACGAATGATCCCGAGAGTTGGGTTTTTACTTGTAATGGGCCGGGCTATTCTAAATCACGCTGGAAACATCCAAGGACTACTGGTAAAAGCTATTCAGGCAGAGGATTTGATTTTTCTTTAGGAGGTGGCTCTTTGTCATCATCAGTGGCTAACGGTTCTGGAGGTGATTTTACATATAATTATTGGGAATGGTCAGGGCGTTGGATTGATTTAGGAATACCAACAGGAGCAAGGATTATTTCAGTTGACGCCGCTTATTCATATCGTTGGATGTGTTCTGGAAGCCGTACAGGAAGCAGTTCTGTTCAAAGAAAAGTTAGTTCTATCGTATTAAACGAGGGAGACGCCAAGACTGGGCCGTTTGAACTAAGAAATGGCAGTGGAGTAATCTTAATTGGAACTTTTTCACCAGCCGTTGATTGTCCGGCCCGAAGTGGTTGGACTGATTGGGGAAAATGGCCCTTACCTTATCAAGACAATCCTATTCAGGAAGTACCATCCACATGGAGTCAACCGCTACATTCTTCTATTTCTATTCCTGATGATTATCAAGCAGACAGTTCAGAAATAAAACTAAGGCTAAATAATCTTTTGCCGCTAGCACCTAACAATGACCCTGGCACTGATTCATATTACTACATAGCACTTAA